AGAACGTTTTGCATGTATACTGTTTAGTTATCAATGTTCATTTGCTGTTCGCTCACGCGTCAGCTTGATTAGATTATCACACCCTTTTTTATTTGTCAACAACTTTTTTAAAAAAATTTTATTTTTAAAAATTTCAACCTTTTTTTGAACATTTTTTCACTTTCGGCAATGTTACCAAAACCAGCCTCTTTCTATTGTCGATTTTAACTATACACGCACAAATATAAGGCTGCCACCGCTGCCAGCCTCTGCATATTCCCTTATTATCCATTGCTTTACGCCAGTTTTGCTATTTCCTCATTAAAAAGCTCTGCTGCCGAATGATAGCCATGTATGCGGCGTGGGTAGTTGTTTACCCAGTCCTCTATTTCCGCTATTTCCTCGTCGGTCTTTCCGTCAAGGTCTGTGCCTTTCGGTACTTTTCGGCGTATCATTTTATTTGTTACCTCATTCGTGCCACGTTCCCAGCTGCTGTACGGGTGGCAGTAATATACTTTCGTGCGCTGCTCGCCCTCATTTAATATAGAGCGTTCCAGTTCTGCGCAATACGCAAACTCACTGCCATTGTCTACCGTGATTGTCCTAAATACCTCTTTGAACATTGCGCCCCATTTTCTCTCTAATCGGTCTATCGCATCTACTACCGCCTCTGCTGTGCCGTTCGGCAGTTTAAATATAATCTCGTCTCTGGTCTTTCGCTCTGTCAGCACCAAAAGGCTGCTTTTGGTTTTTCCTCTCTTACCTTTTACGCTATCCATTTCCCAGTGTCCAAACTCTTCCCTTTCCTCTACCTCTTCTGGGCGTTTTTCTATACTATCGCCCGCTGCCGCCCGTGCCTGCTGTTTCTGCACCTTGTTATATTTCCGCTTTTCGTTCTTCTTTACTGGCAGATGCTTATTTGTCAGCCTTAAAAATATACCCTTGTCAATGTAGCTGTATAGAGTGGTTACGCATATTGTTACGCTAAACTCTCCCTCTCTGTCCTGCGCCTTAAGTTCTCCCAGTACCGCAGCTGGGCTGTAGTCCTCGTTTATTATCTTATCCTCTATGTAATTTGCAAAAGCAATATCATTACCTATCTTAAGCTGTGTGCCTCTTACCTTTAAATTTTCCTCTGCTTTCTCCTGCGCTATGTCTGGGCTGTACCGCATTTCTGTTGTATAGTCGCTGTTTAAATGCTCATACTGTCCCCTTTTCAGTTCGTTATAAATCGTGCTGCGGTGTACCCCCAGCTGCTTTGCTATCTCTGTCACTTTAAGCCCTGCTTTTTTCAATGCCTCTAATTTTATTCTATCTGTCCTTGTCAGCTGGTGGCTGCCTTTTTTATTTGCCATTTCCTTACCTCTCTTTTGTTCTCTAAACATGACGAAAAGCCGCAAACTCTTTTACAAGTCTGCGGCTCACTGTTTTTGCCTCATTTGCAGCATTTCTTACAAGCTGTGTATTTCTTCTTTGCTTGGCTTAGTGGTATGCTCTTGGCGTTCTTCATGCCAGAGCAATTAGGCTTACTATGGTACTTTTTGCTGCTGCGGTCTATATATACTATTGTCTCGCCTGCTGGCGGCTTACTGGCTGCTCTTTCTTCCTTTACTACTACGTCCAGCTCTATATTACACCCGAACGTATGTACCCCCCCCGAAGTGATTTCCAGTATCTGCGCCTCGTAGGTTGCTTTTGGGTACTTTCTGTATAGGTCTGCTGCCAGCTCTGCCGATAAATTACCCAGTATCTTACTGCCCCACTTTATGTATGCGGCAGGCTCTCCGTTATAAGTGTACTTTTCTACTGTTATTTCCTCGTCGCCCGTCATGGCGCTTAAAATATCTTGTCTGTTTTCTCCGTCCTCATTGTCAAAGGTAACGCCTACAATTTTTGTGCGTATCGTCTCTGCAATCCTGCTACCAGATGCAGCGGCAGGCGCTGCCCCTCTGTTTCCTGCTTTGGCTGCGTCCCTCTTTCTTAAGCCAAAGTATGCGCATACTGCCGCAATCACTATGCAGCCAATGCCGCCCGTAAAATTCCCAGACGGCAGCGCCGATACTCCACTTACTGCAAACAATGCAGCTACTGCCAATAAAATAATCTGTTTCTTTGTCATAGCAAGCCCTCTCTTTCGCTTTTACTCTAATTCTAATATTTCGTCAGCAGATGCGTTAAGCTCTCTGCATATCCTCGCCAGCGTTATTGCGCTTGGCGTAAGTTCGTTGTTTTCCCAGCGGCTTATATCTTTCTGGTATACTTGCAGGCGTTCTGCAAGCTCCTTTTGCGTTACGCCTGCTGCCTTTCTTGCCTTTTTGATATTCTCGCCTAAATTCATTTCTTACCTCGCTTTTCTTTTGCTCTTTTAATCAGAGCTACCAGCAGCTTAGCCAGTCCTACAGCTACCAAAAAAATACCTAACTTTAAAAGCATACTCTTTACTCGGCTTTGGGTTTGTGATATATTTTAGATAGGCGGCGGGCTTGTCGCCCGCCTTGATACTAATTTAATAGCTTGTCTATTATAATAAGTATTGTTCCTATGATTAAGTCTATCAGTGCATTGACTGCCAAATCTTGCCACTTGATAGGCTTTTTCTTATGTTTCTTTTTCTTACCCATTGTAGCCGTTTCTCCTTTCTGCGCCTTGCGCTTTATAGTTTCTTACTGTTCTCCTTTCATGTTTATATTATATACCGATTTCGGTATATTGTCAACACATTATTAGAAAGTTTTTCAAAAAATAAGGGGATATGCCGCCTATGCAAGCGACGTATCCCCGTTTTGTTATCCTAAAATTTCGCAGTAGTCAAGCGATACCCAGCCTGCGCCGCTTTTGAGTTTTCCCCAGCCCGCAGCTGCGCCTTTGCCCTCTTTTACTTCTGTAATGGTAAATACGCCTCTGCCCGTCTTTTCTCCCGTCTTAGCGTATCCCGTGCCTGCGCCCGTTCTTACGTTCAAGTCGTCAATATCAACCCTCACTTTAAACGGCGGCTCTGGCGTGATTTCTGCCGCCTGCTGCCCTGCATACATATCGTAATATTTCTGCCCGTATTCTGCTCGGCGTTTCTGCACTGCCTCGCTCTGGTCTGCTGGTTTCTCGTATCCCGTAAGCACCGCATCTGATGCAGCACGCACCGACGTTGCGCCTTTAAGCACTTCCATAACAGACTTATAGCCCTGCAATTCTTTCCATAAAAAAGCAAGCTGCATACTCAAATTACCGATAGATAAGCCCGCTGCCCTCGCATAATCAAGCAGCGCCTGCTTTCTGCTGTAATATGTCCACTGTGCCAGCCCGTAGCCTGCCTTGTCATGCACAAAGTTTGCATAGCTGCCGTTATCCACTGCTGCCGTATACTCTGCATCTGTCATGCCAAACTTTCTGCTGTAGCTGTTCTGCAAATTATCAGCATTAAGCCCGCTCTCTGCATACAGATTACCCATAAGCCCAGCAGCTGCATACGCATTTAAGCCCTTGCCCGTCAGAAACGCCCAAATAATGCCCGCTGCGTTCTCTGCTGCCTGCGTCAGTGCTGCGCCGTATACCGCCGTGCCGTCTGCGTCGTAAACTGTATAGCCGTCTTTGCAGGCTTTCTTTGCGTTTTCCAGACTTCCAAACGCTCCCAGCTGGCTTGCTGCATCTTCCCAGCTCCTGCGCACTCTGTAAAGCTGCTTGCTGCCCGCCGTACTTGTCCCGTTTTCTGTCTCTACGGTTCTGCTGATTTTCTGCTTAAATCCGTCCCATGTATGCTCCGTGGTGTTATATACATACGGGTTAGGGCAAATCTTTCCCGTAACGTCATAATGTCGGATAACATTAGATGCAGGCACGCCGTACTTGTCCATTAAGTAACGCACCAGCTCTGCTGTTGCTGCTACGGTTGTATCCTCAAAATACCAGTCCTTGTCTGTGGCTCTCATGGTCGCCGTGTTTTTCTTCCTTACGCACATTTCTACGCCTATGCTGTTTGCGTTACGGCACTCCCCGTGCTTATACTTCTTTGCCCCGCAGTGCCACGCTATGTTAGCATCTTCCACGCTCTGCCAGATTTCCCCGTTATAGCCTACAAAGTAATGCGCAGACGCATTTCTATTGCCCCCTGCAAAATAATTACAGTTTGCCTTTGCGTCCCCCAGCGCTCCCGTGTAATGGATAACGATATACTTAATGCGGGATATGCTGCCCGCATTAAAGTTGTATTTGCTTATCATTCTGTTTATTTCTGGTGCTTTCATATCTGCCGCCTTTCCTACGTAAAAAGCGCCTGCGGTTTCCCGCAAGCGCCCCGTATGTATCTTTATTTTTCCTGCTGCTTATGCTCTTCCACGCTGCCCGTGGTGCTGTTTCCGTCCAGTCCGTCTGTGTCTGGCAGTTCTTCTGTATACTTCAACAAAAAAGCCCTTACTTTCTGCCAGATGCCTTTAAGTGGCAGCCCGCAAAGCGTCATATTCTTAAGTATGCTCACAACTTCATAGGCGATATATAACAAGCTGAAAAATTCAGCCACGCCCACCGTGGAAAGCCCCAGAAATCTCCGCACGCTCTCTGGTATAAAGCTGATAAGGTTAATTTTAACCAGTACGTCAATCGCCAGCATAAATACCAATGAGATAAGCATACCTACTTTTCTGATTGCCCCGTCAATGCCTGCGCAGCTGTTAAACTTTCTCTCTTTCACTGCACGCAATACGCCAAAAATCGTATCGCACACAATCGCCAGTACCACAAGCTGTATCATTCTGTTATGCGCTGCTGCGTCGATAAATTCTAATAGTGTCATGTTCATAAATCCTGCCTTTCTCTTATTTGCAAATTCTGCGCCCGCTCTTTCAGTGCTGCGCCGTCGTACCCCGCCTGCTGTTCCCAGCTCTCCAGCGTGGTAACTAAATCAGCAATAAGCCCGCTCTGTTTTTCTATAATTTCCTGCTGCTCCTGCACTACCTTTAATAGCGTCTCTTGTCCCATGTGCCGCTTACTCCTTGATGCCGTTGCTTTTTGCTGTAATAAATACGCCTCTGTCGGCTTTCGCTTTCAGAGGCGCACATATTTACTCTTATTCAGTTGTATACTGGATAGGGTTGCCGTTTTCGTCCAGCCCTACCGCTGCCAGCTGTTCTCTTACAGCGTCTCTGTACCTTGCGGGTACTGTTTCAATCGTTCTCTTTCCTGCGATAATCAAAGCGCAATACAAATCTACCATAACTCTTTTTCCTTTCTTTGTGATGATTAACCATAAGATACTAAACATAGTTTTACGCCCCCAGTTCTGCGCCTACAGCGGCTCTGTACTTCTCTGGTACGTCGTCAAGGCTCTTTCTGCCCGCCTTGATAAGCGTTACATATAACTGCACCATAGCCTTTACCCCCTTTCTATGAAGTAGTGCCTATATTTGCTATTGCGTCCATGATGCTTTCAAACATTTCAGCAATCGCACCCATAATAATAAGCTGGTTTTCCTCTGCTACAATCTGCTGCTCAAAGCTCTCGGCAATCGCTCCCATAACTACCAGATTGCTTTCTATAAGCTCCTGCTGTGAAAGACTGTTGCAGTCTGCAAGCTCTTTCTGATACTGCGCATACTCTGCCAGCGATAATACCGCCTCGTCGTATGTCCATACCGTCACACTCTCGCCGCCCTGCTGTTCTCTCTCTTCCTGCTGTATATTTTTCCTCAAATATACGCAAAGCGGGCTTGCCGCTGTGTCAATCTCTTTCGGCTTTTCTGCCTGCGTTCCCTCTGCTTTTCTCCAATTTAGCTGCATTGTTTTTGCTCCTTTCTCTCTTGGCTACAAATTTCTTTAATTTGCCTATATTTACATACGGTCTTATGTACTGCGCATAGCAGCCGTATGTATCTGTATGTTTGATATAGCCCATGTAGCTTATCATACCCTGCGCCCCTTTTATTGTGGTATGCCTGCCTACTCTCTTGGCTTTGCGCATAATTCTTATAAAAATGGATTTTCGCAGTATCGTTTTATCTCTGTAAAACTGCCAGCCCATAAAGTCAAGCGGTCTGCCCTTGCCCTTATACTCAAACCTAAATACCTGCCAGTTTTCCTTTATTTTCAGCTTTAAATTTACTCTTAAGTATTTCTCAATCTCCCTGCGGATTTTATGCAGCTCTTTCTTATTCCTACCAAATATTACTATATCGTCCATGTAGCGCATATAATACTTGGCGTGCAGCTGCTCTTTTATATAATGGTCTAGCGGCGTAAGCATGAAATTTGCAAACCACTGGCTTGTATAATTCCCCAGCGGCAGCCCTCTTTCGCAGCTGTCTATTACTTTGCTTATCAGCTCCATTGCCTGCTTGTCCTTTATTTTCCGTTCCAGCATCTGCTTAAGTATCTCTTTGTCTACGCTTTCGTAAAAATGCTTTATGTCCATTTTGAAAACGTACTTTGTATTCTTTACATCATTGCGCAGCCACTTTTCTATGCGTTTCTTTCCGTAGTGCGCCCCTCTTTTCGGTATGCTGCCGCAGCTGTACTCATACATTGGCTTGCTAAAGATAGGCTGCAATACTTGTATAATGCAATGGTGTATAATCTGGTCGTATTTAAAGTGCGGCTTTCGTATCCTGCGCACTTTGTTGTGCGTTCCCTCGTTTATCACGCACGGCGTATCTATGTGTGCCTCATACGTCCCGCTTAGTAAGATTTTCTGTATCTTTTTCGTGTGTGTATCAATATCCTGCAATACCTCTTTTACGTCTCTTCTGTCTCTCTTTCTTTTGCTGGCGTTCATAATTGCCGCTTTTATGTTTTCCTCGCTGGCTATCTTCTCCATAAGATGCTTATAGGTTTTCATTTTGACTTATTCTCCTAAAGGGTTTTCGCTTTCCGTTACTAGCCCCTACCTTTGTCGGTTGCATTTCCACTCACTAAAAAGCTATCGCTGTTTCAAGCGCCTGCGGTGTAGGATAATAGGGTACTTGGTTATTGTTCCGTCAATTTGATAAGTAAAGCCCAGCCCGTAATTCCAATTCGAGTTAGAAAGCGCATTGTTCAGATTCAGAGCGCACCCCACGTGCAAGCCGTTATTGCCATTGCTGCCAAAGCGTGCAAAGCAGCCCGTCAACACGTACCCTA